ATAGAGGATTTAACAGCAGTGTACCTGAATTTATAACTCGGAAAATGAGGAAGGCTAATAGAGAACTTAACTATATAGATGGTAATGGAAATAAAACAACTCAAACAGAGAAGTGTGATTGTTATAAATATCATCTTGAAAAGGGTACAGTTGTTACTATAGATACGATAGAGAGTACAGAAACTTATAAATTGCAAGTAGATGAACCGCAGGATGGGGATATTGTATTCCAGCAACATGAAAATGAAGGTGAATATTTTATTTATTCAGATGCGCCTGAAGCAATAACAGATAATACTTTGGCAGACTATGCTCCATATGCTTTTATAAGAGAGGAACATTTAGGTAAAGGGAAATATACCTTTATGTCTTGGCATCTTAATTACTCCAGTGAGTCTGCCATCATGGATGTGCAACTTTATTCGGAAAATGCTAAAATTAAGGTAAATGCAATTGGTATAAATGCACCTCAAATGGATGGCTGGGACGAGGATTGGACATCACCACAAGCCATTTTGAATATGGAATATTTTAAGTGTGAAAAACTTTTTAAGGTAAAAACTAATGAGTATACTAATAGATTGTATGGTAGAATAGATGAAGGATACTACACTTTGAATTCAAAGGAAGGTTATTCAGTGTGGCTTCAAGATATCTATAACGAAAAAATATATAAAAATGGGTATAATGACCAAATATTAGAATATCCACGATTACCGAAGTATGATGATGTTGTTGATAACCAAATGCCGTTTTATATAATATTTGAATTTGAAGTTTTGGAGGGCGAAGTTGTTCTTAACCAAATGGCATATAACAACAGAGAAAATATCATGAGTATAGGTGAAAATAACGCACCATATATTGGAGATGGTGCATTTAAAGGAATTTCCAACACTCCTAACGAAGTCATATCGGATTTTTCATATGAAATAAAGGGAGATGAAAAGTATATTCCGGTAAGAACATTTAATCTTAATAATCCTCTCGGATATAAAAGTGTATTCTGGGAGTCCAATGTTAATCCACAACAGGATGCAACATCAGACATAAGCATTTCAGGTGTTGAAGACGGTAATGGTAATCTGTATAAGTATAGGGTTAGAGACATTGCAACGGAAACAGAATTGCTAAAGTTTAGATATGTAGATAATAGTAAAAAAGATAGATATGACTATGATACAGACGATAATGTTTGGTATTTTGATGAATTTCATGATAGAAATTATAGTGCTGATAGTAGCATAGCAGGTGATGTCCCCAATCGTTTAATCGCTACTGAGGCGGCGTTAAACCGTTATGATACTGGTCAGGAAGTAAAGTTTAAACTCCCAATAGCGAATTATTCAGTTATAGAAACATATA